TTTCGGCAGCCTGGGACCCATGGAGCCGAAAACCGATATCGGCGGCAAGACATCGGACAAGGATTTCAAAATGGGGTCCGGAGCCATTTTGGAGCTGGCCGACGGGGAGGATGTGGAGTTCGCCAATCCCGGACGTCCGAACCAGGCGTTTGACCACTTCGTGCTGGCCGTGTCCAGGGAGATCGGCACGGCACTCGAACTTCCCTTTGAGATCCTGGTCAAGCACTTTACGGCCAGCTATTCCGCGGCCAGGGCCGCCCTGCTTGAGGTGTGGAAATTTTACATGGGCCGGAGACAATGGCTTGCGGATATGCTCTGCAACCCGGTTTACGAATTGTGGATGACCGAGGCGGTTGCCAACGGCAGAATTTATGCCCCCGGTTTTTTCACCGGGGACCCGATCATAAAAAAAGCGTATCTTGGGGCCGAATGGATCGGGCCGGCAAAGGGGGCCATCGACGAAACCAAGGAAATTACGGCCGCCGAAAAACGGGTCAACATGGGAATATCGTCCCTTGATCAGGAAGCCAAGGCCATAACCGGTAACGACTGGGAAAAGACGCACAAACAGCGGGTCAAGGAGGTCAAGAAGCGGAGACAGGATGGTCTCGAAGGGGGATCGTTAAACCAAGGAGATGACAATGAAATCGTGGTACCAGATCAACAAAGCGAAGAACCGAACGGCTAAAATATTCATTTTTGACGATATCGGTCAGAATTGGTGGGGCGAAGGCATATCGTCGAAGGAATTTATCGAGGAAATCAACGCCCTTGATGTTGACGAAATCGATCTTCTCATCAATTCATGGGGCGGCTATGTGCATGATGGCTATGCCATCTATAACGGATTGGCGGATCATCCGGCAACCATCAACGTCAAGATTTACGGTGTTGCCGCAAGCATTGCCTCGTTAATTGCCATGGCCGGAAACACGGTTGAAATGCCGGAAAATTCGATGATGTTTATTCATAATCCCTTTGGAGGAATTATCGGCACGGCGGAAGATATGAGATCCGAGGCGGACGGGTTGGATAAAATGAAAAACAGCATCGTTGCCGCATACAAAACCAGGGCAAAAATCGAGTCCGATGAAATTTCCGACATGATGGATAAAAGCACATGGATTTCTGCGGATGAGGCTGTCGAAATGGGATTTGCCGATAAAAAATCGGATCCCATTAAAATCGAAGCCAGCAACAATGTCATTGCAAAATATCAGAATATTCCGAAATGTTTGATGGAAAGTTTAACCATCGTCAATCAAATAAAACCCGAAAATTCAGAAAATTTTCAACCCAAAAAGGAGGATTCGACCATGGAAATCACATTGGATCTTATTAAAAACAAACATCCCGACATTGTCGCAGCCATTCTGGCCGGGGCAGCGGCTGAGGATTTTAAGAAAGCCAATCCCGCCGCTGCCGCCGCATTGTCTGAGGAAGGAAAAAACGCGGAGACCCAGAGGATAAAGGATGTGAGGGAAACCGCACTTTTGGGTCATGAAAAGCTTGTGGTTGACATGATGTTCGACGGAAAAACCACCGGACCGGAAGCGGCTTTGAAAATCCTGAATGCGGAAAAAAAGATCAGGAATGATGCGGCAAAAAATCTTGAGACGGATTCGCCGGACAAGATTTCCCAGCCTTCCACGGATACGGCGGATACCGCCGAGACGTCAGGGTCCGAAGACGAAGGTTTGCCGATCGAAGAGGCCGCGAAGAAGGACTGGGAAAAAGACGCCAAAACCAGAAAGGAGTTTGACAACGATTATGACCAGTACCTGGCATACCGCAAGGCGGCGGATGACGGTCAGGTCAGGATCAGAAAACAGAGTGCAGCAACCACAGGGGGGTAAAAAATGACGACTTTAGCAACAGATACCCCGCGTTCATACGATATCGGGGACATCAACGAATTTCCCGTGATCGCCGCCGACATCATATACGAGGGCTCGGCCGTGGGTCTGGTTTCCGCATCGGGTCACGCCAGGCCTTTGACATCGGCTGACAGGTTCGTCGGGTTTTGCGAAAAACAGGTGGACAACTCCGACGGGGCCGCTGCCGCATTATATGTCCGCGTCAAAAAGCGGGGTAAGATACAGTTGTCCGTATCCGGCGCGGTGATCACCGATATCGGAAATCCGGTATATGCCACGGACGACAACACCTTCGTGTTTTTGCCCACCGGCGGCGTGTTCGTCGGATTCGTGCACCGTTTTGTCAGCTCCGGCATCGTGATCGTCAGGTTTAATGCCGGCGTGTTTAAAGATCCCCATGAGGGATATGTCGCACAGACCGTAACCGACGATCTGACCCTGGATGCCGAGGATTCCGGAAAGGTGTTGTGCGTGACGACAACGGCGGTCATCGCATTTCCGTCCATCGAGGGCATGTCCAATGTCAGGCTTTTAAACTGCGGGGCCTTCGGAACCGTGCAGATTACGGCGGACCCTGACGCGGGAGACATGATCGAGGCGGCGGACATAACCGGGTCGGACGGGGCCGCCATCATCAACACGCTGGCCACTGCCCGGCGCGGGGATTTTATCGATGTGGACTACGGGGATTCAAACGGCTGGGTGGTTACGAAAAAGAAAGGCGTATGGGCGCAGGGGACCGGCATTGCCAGCGCGTCCGTGAGCGCATCTCCCAGCGCGTCGCAGTCGCCCAGCGCATCCGTGAGTTCAAGCCCGTCGGCCAGTGCATCGCCGTCTTAATTAAAAACAGCAAAAGGAGGATATAAAATGACAACTTTGGCTACAGATACCCCGAGAAATTATGAGCTCGGGGACATCAACGAATTTCCTGTGATCGCCGCCGATATCATATACGAGGGTTCTGCCGTTGGTTTGGTGGATGCCAGCGGGCATGCACAGCCCTTGACATCGTCCGATAAGTTCGTCGGGTTTTGCGAAAAACAGGTGGACAACTCCGACGGGGCCGCCGCCGCACTATATGTCCGGGTCAAGGAGCGCGGGAAAATACAGTTGTCCGTGTCCGGCGCGGTGATCACCGATATCGGAAATCCTGTGTATGCCACGGACGACAACACCTTCGTGTTTTCGCCGGCATCCGCCGTGTTCGTCGGGTTCGTGCATCGCTTTGTTAGCTCCGGCATCGTGATTGTCGAATATGACGCCGTTGCATTCAAGGATCCGTGGGAAGGATTTACCGTTGAGGCCCTTGCGGACAACAAGACCCTGGATGCCGAGGATTCGGGCAAGGCGTTTTTCATTACCGCCGACGCCAAAACTGTGACCGCCCCGGCGGTAGAGGGCATGTCCAATATCGCATTGATTAACGGCGGGGCCTTCGGCACGGTGGCAGTGACCCTGTCGCCGAACACGAACGACATGGTCGAGGGTCCGGACATCACGGCAGGCAACAATAAGGATATCGTCAACACCAAGACCACGGCCCGGCGAGGGGATTTTATCATCTTCGATTACGGCGACGCCAACGGCTGGGTTATTACGGCTAAAAAAGGCACGTGGGCAAGAGAAACATAAAAACGGCGGTATCTGCATAAACCGCCGAAAATGGCGATGGAATCAGGAAGCCATCGCCGGATTAAGCGGTAACGGATCCGCCATTGAAATCATAACAATAAAAAATTTACGGGGGTAAAAAATGAAATGGATTACGGAACGCCAGATTATCGGGGAATTTTTCAAAACCCTTGCCATGGACGACGGAATGGGCTGGGTCAACCTGATTTCAAATTATTTTACATCCGACCAGGAACTGGAGCGGTATGCGTGGCTGGGCCAGGTGCCGCAGCTCAGGGAATGGATCGGCGGGAGGCTGGCAAAGGGTCTGACCGAGAATAACTTTGTGATCAGAAACAAGCACTATGAGGCCACCATCGAATTTCTGGTCAGGGATCTTCGACGGGATAAGACCGGCCAGACCATGGCCAGGATTCGCGAGTTTGCCAGGCGGTCCCAGTCCCATTATGCGAAACTACTGTCGGCATTGATCGTGAGCGGCGATTCGGATACCTGCTACGACGGCCAGTATTTCTTTGACACGACCCACAGCGAGGGCAGCTCCGGCACGCAGTCCAATTCTATCGAGGTCGATATTTCGGAATTGCCGGTGGTTGAAGCCGGATCGACCACCGTGCCCAGCGTGGCCTCGTTGCAGCTGGCTATTGCCCAGGGCATTCAGCAGATCTGCTCGTTTAACGACGATCAGGGCGAACCGATGAACGAGGATGCCCGGTCCTTTTTGGCCATGGTTCCCATTGCGTGGATGAATACGGCCATGCAGGCGGTAGCAACGCCGCTTCAGGTGGCGGAAACGCAGACCGCTCTGACCGCATTAAAGCAGGATTTCACCATTCGTGCGGTTGCCAATACCCGTTTGTCGAGCTGGACCGAAGCTTTTGCGGTGTTTCGGGCGGACAGCGAAGTCAAGTCCCTGATTCGCCAGGAAGAGACAAAGCCGAAGTTGAAGGTCAAGGGCGAAGGATCGGAGTACGAATTTGATAATGATGCCCACCAATACGGCATAGATACATGGAGAAATGTGGGCTACGGCATGTGGCAGATGGCCTGCCTGGTGACGTTCATATAAAAAAAAATAATTTCCGGGGACCGCATCATAATAAATGATGATCGGCGCCTGTAAGGAGAAGTCTTATGAAGGAATTTGTGGTTGTGGATAAGCCGGTGGTCATTGAAAACGGGACCATCGGCTTAACGGAGGCGCAGTATTTAAAAAGAAGGATCCGGCTTGAAAAAACGGGCAGAAAAAATGTATATAACATTCTTGAGCCCGTAACATTTAAGGCCGGCGAAATAATAAAGCTGGAGAATATCGAAAAAACCATCCGGTCGAACATGGTCTTAAAATCCGAATTTGACAAAAAAGGGGATGCCGCCGCCGAAATCGAGATCGATATTGCCGAATATGCCGGGATGAAAAAAGAACTTGAGGCTGGAATAAAGCGCATCCAGGAGCTCGAACGGGACCTTGGCATGTCAAAAGATGTTATCGTCGATTTTGAAAAGGAATCGGCGGCGATTTTAAAAGAAAACGAGGATTTGAAAAACGAGATCGACCGGCTCAAGGGAGAAAAACCGGCGTGACGCTTCAGGAACAGATAGCGGGTGACATTTCCGCATTTTTCAGCCCATCCGGATTCGGCGAATCCGCAACCCTGAACGGTGCGGACATCTATATTGTTCCCGAAAAGGTTTACCAAAAGGAAGAGGGCGGGTTTATCATTGACATGCTGGAATGCCACATGAAACATTCGGATTATTCGTCGATCGGCTATCTTGCGGATGTTTTGATATATGACGGCATTTCGTGGCGGTATCCGAAAAAGATCGATACGGATCTCGTATCGATAAAAATCGAATGGCGGTACAACAGAAAGGCACGGGTGAAATAAATGGATCTGGATACGCTTTTGAATAACGCAAGGGATGCCGTTGCCACGGATTCGGCCCTGACAGCATGGTCAAATACCCATTACGGCGAAGACCATAACGTGTTTATCGACCAGGATATCGACAATCCCCCGGATGAGACCAACCGTATCAATGTGCAGATCCATTCACCGAGCAAGCGCGGCAAGGAGGACGAGCGCACGGTCAGCTACGGGTTCGGCATGTTTATCACCCTCAATGACGAGGATCTTGATACCGGGCTTGAGGACAATATCACGGAGTTCAAGGCCACAACGAAATTGCTGCAATTCTGTAAATTGGCTTTGGCTGCGGTCCGCACCGTAAAACCGAATAATTCGTATATGGCATATGATATGATTACCGACACCATCTCGAGCTTTCCGGTGTTCGAGGCGGATGTTGCCATCGAGTTCGAGCAGACCCTTGTCATCGGAGAGGATCCCTTAACCATTTAAGGAGTTTAAAAAATGACACAGCAAACAGGCATTACATCAAAAATCGTGCTCGGTTTTGAGGAAACCTTCGGGATCGCCCCGGATACCGGGTTTTATCTTCCGGTCAATTCGTGCGGCCTGGTGGGTGCCAGAAGCAAAACCGTGCCGGCAACCCTTCGCGGACGACGCGATCCGTACAAGCCGCTGACCGGCAATTGGAACACATCGGGTCCCATTGTGGTACCGGCGGACAGCACGGCCATGGCATACTGGCTCATGGCCATGTTCGGCAGCCCGTCATCGAGCGGGTCGGGTCCGTATGTCCACGAGTTCAAGATCGGCGACACCATGCCGAGCTTTACCCTCGAAAAACAGTTCCCGGATCTGGATACCCCGCTGTATGAGAAATACGTGGGCAATAAAATCGCCAGTTTCAGCATGGGCGTGGGCGGTGACGGGGAGCTGACCGTAAGTATGCAGGCCGTGGGCGTTTCCTTTTCCGAGGAAACATCCGCGTTTGACAGCGCACCCGTTACGGTTCCGTTTAACCGGGTGGAGAATTTCCAGGCCGCATTGACCGAGGGCGGGGCAACCCTGTCCAATGCCATGGAATTTTCCATCAACACGGATTTCGGTTTAGACCAGAACGCCTATCCAATTGGCAATTCAGGCAAGCGGGATCGGCTTCCTGAAGGTATGGTGGCCGTGACCGGGACCCTGAATACGTTTTTCGAGGATAAGACCCTTTTGGACAAGGCCCTGAACATTACGGAGACATCGTTGAAGGTGACCGTAACCGAAAGCGCGTCGTCCGTTCTGGAATTCGAAATTCAGGAGCTGGAATACGAGGTCAACGGCGTGCCCGTCGAAGGACCCCAAGGGTTGATGGTAAATCTCAATTTTACCGGGTTTTATGGCAACGGGTCCGAGGACAGCGTAATTGTTGCCCGGCTGACCAACAGTATATCTGGGTATTCGTACACGGCCAGCCACAGTGCGTCTGCCAGTGCAAGCCCGTCAATAAGCGCATCCGTGAGCCCGAGCCCGTCGGCCAGTGCATCGCCGTCTTAAAAAAGAAAGGGACAAAATTTATGAGTCGAAACATACACGGATTTAAAGTCCGGGGCCTCACCAGAAAGGAATGCCGGGAGCTAAGGGAATACGGATTTTTTAACAGCTATTATTTCCCGCCGATGAACGATCTGAACAAATGCGACGAAGGCATAGAAAATGTTATGGATTTATGCGTTGAAGATAAAATTCCGGACGATATCAGCAACAAGAAATATCTCGATATATTTCAAAAGGGCATTCTTATCGAAACCTATGGATCAAAGGATGAGGAAAAAAACTTGAAAACGTCTGGGAATGGTACTCAGACGAACAGCGAATAACATACTGCAAGGCATGTAAAGACGCCAAAAAGCAGAAAAACAAAAAAGCGCCCTGCAAATCCTGCGATTACGGCCCGGACAAAGCCCCGAAACTTTTGGCCGAAAACTACGATGTTTTCGAACTGTACGATTGCATAAAGACCCAGTGGCGTTCGGGCGGGTTCGGAAGGATCGGGCTGGATTACTCGGAGGTCCGGTTTTGGGCCAACGAGCTTGACATCGACCTTTCGCCGTGCATGTGGAAAAAAATAAGAATACTCGAATCCTTGGCCGTTAAATCATCCGCGAAAAATCTGCCCGCCAAAAAGGAGAACAAAGGTCATGCTTCTGGAAACCGGAAAAATCGCCGCATCGGCAGCCAAAGGGCTTGATAAGATCTCAAAGGAATTAAAGGCCGAAAATATCCGCCAGAAAAAAGCGTTCGAGACCGCCATCAAGGTCGAAGGATACCGGCTGATGCGTCAGCTTAAAAAGGAGATCAGGCAGGGAAGTCCGGGCGGCAGAAAATTCAAGCCCCTTTCCTATCTGGCCAGGTCGTGGGGCGGTGCCGGACGGTTAAGGGCAGATAAACCCCTAAGCAGGCTCGCCCTTGCCATAAGATATGTCGTAAAAAACAATCCGTTTTCCATGACCGTCGGATTTACCGGACCCAAAATATCGAAATCATGGACGCGCATTGCCGAAAAACAACAGGAAGGCTTTACCTTTGACATGCCGTCTGCAAGACGGCTTTCGTTTATTCGGGCCGCCGCGAATATGTCAAAACGAAGCAAGGCGAGGAAGTATTTGTTTATAAGAAAGGAAATAACACGCTTTACCGTGCCGCCGAGACCGATTATCGAGCCGTTCTGGGACCGGGAAAAAAGAGTATCCGTGCGAAATATACGCAGCAATTATATTAAAAAATTAAAGGGTCAGAGAATATGATGCCCGACAGCATCCTTGAAATATTATTAAAATCAAAAGACGATACCAAGACCGGTTTTCTTTCTGCCAATCAAAGCATCAATACGTTTAAAAACAAAACCCAGACCGCATTTGCCCAGGTCGGCGGTTATGTCAAAAAGTTTACCGATCGGGTATTTTCCATACAGGGTGCGCTGGGTGCCGCGGCCGGTGCCGCCGGGCTCGGATATTTCATCGATAAATCCTTAAAGGCGGCGGACGTGATCGGCAAAACAGCCGACCGCATCGGCATTTCAACCAGCGCCCTTCAGGAATACCGGTATGCCGCCGGCATATCGGGCGTTGAAACCGCCCAGCTCGATAAAGGGCTCGAAAAATTCTCCAAGACCCTCGGCGAAACCCGTGCCGGAACCGGGGCGCTGACAACCTTTCTCAATAAATATGACAAAACGCTTCTCGAAAACATTAAAAATTCCAAGTCCGCCGATGATGCATTAAAGCTGATATTCGACGCCATGGGCAACGCCGCGGACGAGGCCGACCGTGCGGCCCTTGCCGCGGCCGCATTCGGACGGGCCGGGGTGGCCATGACGGTCATGGTTAAAGACGGGGCCGAAGGCTTAAACAAGTTGCAGCAGGAAGCAAGAGATCTCGGCATCATTCTGGACGAGAATCTGATACGGGCGTCGGAAAAGGCCAATGACGAAATGTCCAAGCTTGTCCAGGTCATTAAAATACAGTTCATGGCTGCGGCCGTAGGGCTGGCCCCTGAGATCGCAAAGGTTGCCCAATATACGACGGATTGGTGGAAGGCCAATCAGAATCTGGTGAAAGAAAATGTAAAGGGGACGATAGACGATATAACGGATTCCATTTTAAAAATAAAGGAATTTTATGATGAACTGCCAGACGGGGTTATCGGGCCAGCGGGTTACGGATTGATCGGGACAATACTTTTGGGGCCTTATGCCGGCGCAACGGTTGCCCTTGTTGCCCTTGTAAACGAGCAGACAAAGAAATTTTATAATGAGAATGAAAAAAAGGCGGCTCAGCTGTTGCAAAGCGGGGCTTCCGTTCAGGAAATATTGGATGCCGCCTATGCATCCGGTGAAAAATTTTTCAGCATTGCCAAAGATCAGAAGCCGGTAAATGTTTCGGATTTTATTTTTGACACCGGCATCGACATGTCGTCCTATTCAAGGGAGTTGTCCGCATATCACAGGGAAAGGCAGACGGAAATCGAGAATGCGGCAAAGGAAAACGCCAAATGGTTCCAGTATGAAATCAAGGCGGCCATACAATCGGACAAGGAATATTTGGATGCCTATGCCGATTATGTGGGGTATGAAAGCAAAATCAATAAAGAAAATGAAAAAAATGCCGCCGAGCGGGCCAAAGCCTACCGGGCCATGTATAAGGATCTGGGCACCCAGTCAAAGGGATATTTTGAGGACCAGCTAAAGGCCCTTGAAAAGCAGCGGGATGCCTATATTGCACTGACAAAAGACGAACAGCTGGCCCAAACATGGTTTGCCAACGAATACGAAAAGCTGTTGATTGAGCAGGGCAAGGCATCGGACAATTTTTTTGCCGGCATTCAGGCCGGTCTTCTGGAATCCAAAAGGGACTGGTATTCCTGGGGTGAGGCCGGGTATGAGGTGGTTACGAAATTCGTGGACAATTCGAAAAATCTGATATCCGACAGCCTGTTTTCTTATATCATGGGGGACATGGACGAGTTCGAGGATGCCTGGGAAAGCCTGTGGGAGTCCGTGGTCAGAAGCTTTACCGACGCCATTGCCGAAATGCTCGTATCGTATGCTACGTCAGGGATTACCGGCCTTCTTGGTATTGGCGGCGGATCGGGTGGGGGTTCGTCTGCCGTGTCGGGCATTCTGGGCGCAATCGCTTCCGGAGGCACCGGCGGCGGCGGCGGAAGTAGCATACTTTCTGGCGGCGGGCTTATCGGTAAATTGTCGGGTTTATTCGGCGGCGGAACTACTGGTGCAGTCACAGGTTATGCAGACGTGGCAGGGCTTGCAGCTGCCGAA